TGTCGCCCCAGTCCTGGCGGGCATCTTCGGCACCCCGGCTGCGGGTGTTGCTGTCGCTGCCCTCTGCAAGGCTGCGGGGATGGAAGCCACCCCTGAGAACGCTCAGAAGATTGCAGAGCAAGGTCTCTCGGGGGACCAGATCGTGATGCTTCGGAAGGTTGAGGCAGACGTCAAGATCCAGATGGCCAAGCTCGGTATGGATTTCGATGTCCAGACGGACGAACTAACCTTCAAGGACCGGGACAGCGCGAGGAACCGCGAGATCCAGGTCAGGGACTACACGCCTGCCATCGGGTTCTACCTCATCACGCTGGGGTTCTTCGGACTCCTGGCCATGATGCTGTTCCACGTCATCCCGGACGAGAACAAGACGGTCCTGACGCTGATGACGGGCTCCCTGGGTACAGCCTGGGTCTCCTGTATCGGCTATTTCTACGGCAGTTCCGCATCCAGTAAGCGCAAAGACGAGCTCCTCTTCAACTCCACACCCACTGAAGGGGGCAATTGATGGCGCCAACATCGGAACGCAGAGCAATGGGTCTCGGTGAATGGACCGACAAGATCGTGATCGTCAGCCTCGGCTGCATCTTTATCTGGTTTGGATCCAAGGTCGAGACGCTGACAGACAAGGTCCAAACCCTCTGCGAAACGATGGCCGCCATCACGGTTGAGCTCAGGTCCACCAAGGACGAGACCACCAGGCTGCGCGATGACTTCCAGGCACACGTAAAGGAAGACCAGCAACACGCTCGCGAGGACCGGCAGAAGGTCCCCCTTTTTGGATGGAGGGCCAAGTAATGGCTGACGCGAAGAAGAAGGCTCTGCTGCAGGCTGCCGCCGAGATGGTCCGCAAGGCCAACATGAAGACCGCCCCGGGCGACACGGTTTTGGCCGCGATCACCGAAGGCGAGGCGGAACACCTGAAGGCTGACGGTGGGTCTGGGCGCACTGATCCCAACACTGGCGTGAAGCACTTCGACGCTGGTGGGAAGCGCGAGGCTGGGGGTAACAGTGGAGCGAATTCCAACAGCGGAAGTGGTAGCAACACTGATGGTAATGGGAGAGACAAAGACTGGGATTCCAAAACAGGTCGATATGCGGAGGGTCCCGACCTGAATAAATCACCACGGAAGGCTCTCGAGGGTGCTGACAAGTCCTGGGATCCAAACAGTGGGAAATACAACGAACAGGCTGGGCGTTCTGGGGATGGGGATAAAACCCTGACCCCCGACGAACTCCGCGCCAAGAAGTATGGGGTGAGCAACCCCAACGAGATTCAGACTCGCACCCAGGCTGCTATTGACGCAGGCCCTGACACGATGTCTGAGGCTGAATCCGCCGAGCGAAAGAAGAAGATTGCACAAGACAATCCGCTCCCGGGCGCAATAGCGAAAGCAGGGCTGGGATTGGTCACGGGGAACCTAACGGGTCTCACCAGCCTCGGGGAGAGGGCCATGGCTGAAGCCAAGCTGTCTCGGGACCGTATTGAGTCAGGACTTGATCCGTCCAATGACCCCGACCCTCGCTCTATGCGCGATGCCAACAGCGGAGACAAGGAAGCCAAGGCCCCGGTCGTGAATGAATCCGCCAGCACCAAGCCTCTCGAGGCCAGTGCGAAGACCACCCAGACCTTCGACGAGTTCGTCGCCCAGGCCCGCAAGCGCAAGGGCTACATGAGCACCATCCTCGGCGGCAAGGTCCCGGCTGCCGGCGCCCAGGGCAAGACCCTGCTGGGTAGCTGACCATGACAGACACCCTGCTGGACCAGCTGAATCAGAGACGCGCAGCGCTCAAACAAGAGCGGGACTCGTCCTGGCTGGCGCACTGGCAGGACATGAACCGATATGGCCTGCCTCGCGTGGGCAGGTTCATCGCCACTGACCGCAACAGGGGCGACCGGCGCAACCAGAAGATCCTCAACGAGACCGTCACCTTCGCGGTGAACACCAGCGTCCGTGGGCTGATGTATGGCATCACGAACCCAAGCCGGCCCTGGTTCTCGCTGGAGACTCCCTTCCCCGAGCTCAACAAGAAGCAGAACGTCCGGGTCTACCTGGACACCCTGCGGGATCGGATGCTCGACACCTTCCGCAAGAGCAACCTCTACACCGTGCTGCCCAGCATCTATCGCGACCTGTTGGTCTATGGCACCAACGCAACAGCGCTGAACAAGGACAAGAAGAGCATCATCCGCCTCGAGTCCATGCCCTTGGGATCTTACTCCCTGGCCATCAGTGGATCGCAGCGGGTCGACACATGCTACCGGGAATACCAGAGCACTTTCCGTCAGCTCATGGGTCGTTTCGGCCCCGAGAACTGCACCCAGGACATCCAGCAGTCCTACAAGGACGGCACCAAGATCGAGACCTGGACGGACGTGTGCCATGCCGTGGAGCCCAACCCTCTCCACAACCCTGATTCGCCCTTCGCCAAGCACCGACAGTTCCGATCCATCTACTGGCAGCCCAAGGGTGAGCCTGGTCGCTACCTGTCCAGCTCTGGCAGCAATACCTTCCCGATCCTGGCGCCCCGGTGGGACATCCAGGACGGTGACACCTACGGGCAGAGCCCGCTCATGGATGTGCTGGGCACGGCCAAGGGGCTGCAGCGGCTCGAGTCCAAGAGCCTGACCCTGCTGGACAAGGTCATCGATCCTGCACTGAACGTCCCCGTGGGGCTCAAGGGCATGCCCATCACGCAGCTGCCTGGAGGCATCAACTGGGTCTCCGGTACCGAGCAGGCCACCATCACCCCCACCCACACGATCGGCAATGCGCCCCTCGTCGCGGTGGAGGACAAGATCGCCCGCTACGAGGCCAGGATCAACAAGGCCCTGTTCGTGGACATCTTCCTGCTCCTGGCAGGCGACCACCGTAGCGACATCACCGCAGAAGAGATCCGGGCCCGCATCGAAGAGAAGGTCCAGACCCTGGGCCCCATCATGCTGCGCCTGAATGACGAGCTCCTCGACCAACTGGTCGACCGGACCTTCGAGATCATGCAGGACCCTGACTTTGAGGGCCTGATCCCCGAGGCGCCCGAGGAACTGCAGGGTGTGCCCCTGACCATCGAATACGTCAGCGAGATGGCCAAGGCCATGAAGTTGGCCGGCGTCGGCAGCATCGAGCGCACCGTGATGTTCGTAGGCAACCTGGCCGCGCAGCAGGTCGCTGCAGGCCTCCAGCCCACTGCTTGGGACAAGCTCGACCTGGACGAAGCCATCGACGTCTACAGCGATCTCACCGGTTCTCCCGCCAAGATCGTCCGCGATGCCGAGGGTGTCGCCGAGATCCGCGACGAGCGCAATGCCAAGCAGGCGAAGGCTGAGAAGGCTTCCCAGATGCAGGCAGCTGCGGACACGGCACAGAAGCTCGGCAGCACCCCGGCAGATCCTGAATCACTGCTCGCCAAGATGGGCCAGCAGGGGACGGAAGCATGAGCGATCCCATCGAGGTTCCCTACAACAGCTCCGACGAGACCCACGTCAAAGCCCAGACCATCAAGAAGAAGGCCAAGGACCAGACCGCCAACGATGACCTGAAGGGCGTGATGGCTACAGCCTCGGGCCGACGGTTCGTCTGGCGTGTGCTGTCGATGACCGGCTTGCATCAGGACACCGGGCACACCGATCCCGTCATGGTGGGCCGGTTCCTGGGTCGCAGAGCACTTGGCAACCAGCTCTATGCCGAGGTGATCTCAATCTGCCCGGACGAATACCTGCTCATGCAGTCCGAAGCAATGACCCAAACCAAGAAGGAGAACTCCAATGGCTGACCCTATTTCTGCCCCCGCCCCTGCGGAAGGTGGAAGCCCTGTGGCTCCGGTAGACGTGGCTCCGGCTGCGCCTGCTCCGGTGGCTGCACCTGTTGTGCCTGTCCCGAGTGGCGAAGCACGGACCCCCGAGGGGGACGCGAAGCCTAGTGCTGGTGCTCCAGAGAAATACGACCTCAAGTCCCCTGAGGGCTACACGTTCGACGCTGACTCCGTGAAGAAGTTCGAGGGCCTCGCAAGGGAACTCGGCTACTCCCAGGAAGAGGCGCAGGACTTCGTGGATCTTATGGCCGGGGAGATGCAGGGAGATTCCACGCGCCAGCTTGAGGCGTGGAAGCAGCAAGGCGAAGCATGGCTCGGCGAGGTCAAGGCCGACAAGGAGCTCGGAGGCAAGAACTTCGAGCGGACCATGTCCAGGACCAAGGCCTTCT